GGTCCATGTTTTGTTTCTTTGCTCATGATTGGGCTTTAATTGCGTTTTAAGGGCTTGTATTGCATTTCTCTTGTCAAGGTCTGAGGTGGAGATTCTCCGCTTCTCAGGAGAATACTACCGCCTTGACAACGGTATTATATCACAATATCAGCAGGGGGGCGAATAGTGCACTTCTATTCCGCCCCCCTTGGTTACGCCTTTTTGCCCTTTGCTATTGTGTTGCAGGACATGATTCAGTTGCCTAAGGTCTAGTATTACCTTAGGCAACCTCTGTGACATGTGCCAAATAGCACTAAGTCCAGTAAATTCAATGGTTTTGAGTTGTGCCAAAGTTGTGCCAAACCTATGTGACAAGATAACCTCTGTGCCAACTTTGTTACTTTTTGTTATTTGTATGAAGAATAGGTAAGCTTGTATTTTTAAAAACATTGATTCATTGGCTTTCCCTGTTTTTTTGACCTAGTCCGAATAAGTAATCTGTTGTAATTCCATAAAATGTTGCTAATTTTCCTATGGTTTCTGCATCTGGTTTCCTTTTGCCTATTTCTATTTTGGCGATTAGTGAATCGTCTATTCCCGTTAATTCTGCCAGTTTTTGTTGTGAATAACCTGATAGTTTTCTTTCTTCTCGCAGTCTTAGTTTAATGATTTCACTATACATTTTCTCACCCACCTTCACTTCTATTTTAGCATATTTACCATTTTATATACTTCTATTTTAGAAGAATTGATACTTCCATTATGGAAGTGTTTGTGTTATTATAATACATATTACAAAATATATCTTGATGAGGGTGTGATTGTGTTTGGAAAGTCGTGATACTCGCTCACGGAAATGGCAGTTGACTATTAATAATCCCTCTGAACATGGTTTTCCTCATAATGAAATTAAAATCCGCCTTGAATCCTTCAAGCCTCTAGTCTACTGGTGCATGTGTGATGAGGTAGGGGAGAACGGTACGTATCATACGCATTTGTATATGGCGTTTTCCAGTGCGGTGCGGTTTAGTTCCTTGAAAAAGCATTTTGATGGTGCGCATTTTGAAATGGCTCGTGGCACAAGCCAGCAGAATAGGGATTATGTCCTCAAAGAAGGGAAATGGTCAAAGGATAAAAAAAGGGAAACTAATTTATCTGATACTTTTGAGGAGTTCGGGGAAATGCCCTTGGAGCGTTCGGGTGCCAGAAATGATTTGGCTGACCTGTACGACATGATAAAGCATGGTTTTACCAATGCGGATATTTTGGAGCAATCCCCTCATTACATGTTACATATTGATAAAATAGAACGCTGTCGGCAAACGGTCAGAGAACAGGAGTTTAAAAACTCTTTCCGTGATATTGAGACTGTTTACATGTATGGCAAAACTGGAAGTGGCAAAACACGGTCTATTATGGAGCAATACGGTTATGAAAATGTATACCGTGTAACTGATTATAATCATCCGTTTGATGCCTATCAGGGGCAGGACGTTATTCTATTTGACGAATTTCGTTCGAGTTTGAAAGTACAGGACATGCTTGTATATCTTGAGGGTTATCCCCTCCAATTGCCTTGTAGGTATACCAATAAAGTGGCTTGTTACACTAAGGTCTATATCATCAGCAATTTAGCCTTAGTTGAGCAATATAGAAGTGTCCAGCATGAACACGCTGAAACATGGAAGGCGTTTTTAAGGCGTATTCATACAGTTAGTATTTTGGGAGGTGACAGCAATGTAGAGCAGTATTCTGTATCATCTTATTATCTGTCTAAATTTGGTTTTGAAAATTATATTGATTTATTTGGTGATGAAGCGCCCCTCAAGGAGGTGTCATTGTATTGATTTTTAAGGAAAAGTATTTAGTTAGTATTTTTTGTTTAGGTTTAAACGGAGGTGGTACGGAGTGTAAGTTGTCTTTTGCTGTTGTCCCTTTTGAGCAGTACATTTGTCCTTTGGTAAAAGACGTTGACTGTAAACATTTTACTCGTAATTTTGTTTTTACTGAGTGTGATGTTGCTTTAGATTGTTATAACGATTTAAAGAAATCTTTGGCTGATGATACTTTGTCAATGGACAAAACAAAATTTATGGAGGTTTAATATGACTGTTTTTCTTGTTCTGTGGGTTGTCTGTAACTTTGTTAGCTGTGGCGTGTGTATTCGGACTTTGTTTTATCTTCGTAAAGCCACTCGCTCTGAAAAGGAAAAGCTATTCAGCAATCCTAAATTCCAAGAGGAAATTTTAAGTAAGCTTGCATCTGTAAGTGAAGGTAATTAAATTAAATTTAAAAGTGAGGTATTTTATTATGGAATTAGTTGGATATAGGCATATTGAAGGTAAGGCGAAGAAAACGGGGAGGCCCTATTCTGCCAATCTGCTGTTCGTGAAGTATGAGAGTACCAGTGATGATGTTGTGGGTATGGAGGTAGATACAGTATTCGTCCCTGATGAGGTGCTTAATTTAAATCTTGTTGTCGGTATGGAGTTTGAAGTGATGTATAACAAAAATGGTTTTGCCATTGATGTCGTTGAAATCAGTTGATGGAAGAGGAAAATGCCACCAGTGAGGTGCCAGAATCCACGACTGAGGAATCGTCTGATATATCTCTGGTTGACCTGCAATCTTCGATTGATGCCCTGACTTCGGAGCTACAGACTGCCAATGCTTCTAATGAGGATATCTCTGTAAAATTGGATGATATTCTTACTACTCAGCAGGGTATTTTAGCTAATTCCGAATTGATTTTACAGCTTTCGGAAAAACGTCTGGAGCTTGAACAGGCTTCTGCATCTGCAACGGAGCTTGAAGCGTCTGTTTCGGATGAATCCTATTCCGAATATGAACAGGACGTTCTGAATCAGTTATCGGGTCTTAATACATGTTTTATTGGTTTGTTTCTTGTGATAGGTTTTGTTTTAGTTTATAAGTTTTTCAAAATCTTTTTTTGAGGGTTTGGAAATATATATTACTCGAAGTGATGAAAGGGGATTGTTTTTTATGGATTGGAGTGCAATTGACCTGTCTGGAATTACTGACGGTGTAACTTCTGCATTGCCTGTAATTATTCCTGTGGCTATCGGCATTATCGGTATCGGTGTTGTCTGGAAGGTTATCAAAAAGTTCGTTAAGTCTGCATAGTCCGTTTGACAGTCAAGGGGTGGGGTTTATCCCTGCCCCTTATTTTAATGTGATAAGGGGTGTATATGTGAAGAATCGCAAGGCTATATTTAGGGTTGCTGTTATATGTGCAGTCCTTGTTCCATTGTTGGGTGTCAATGTATTTTCGGCATCGTTACCTTGGGATTATATTGCTCAGGGTACTTCTTCTTGGACTAAGTTTGAATGGTCTATTTTTGATTTGCTTTATTACATTTACCGTGATATTTCTAGTATGTATAGTTATGTTGTTGATATTTGGAGTGTCCTTGATATTGTTAGTACTCGGCTTCTTAGTATTTCTGTTAAAGTGGATTCTATTTATTTTTGGACATCTGAGATTCTTCTTTCTTTGAATGCGGTTAAAAATCAGGTATTCACGGTCAATGATAACCTTACTAGTGTTATTGCTCACCTGTCTACTATGTCCGAGTATCTGTCTTCTATGAATCACAATTTATCTTCTACTGCTACTTCGGCCAGCTATATTCGTGCTTACGTGGCAAGCATGTCTGACTATGTATATTCTATGAGTTCAAACCTGTCTACTATGTCCGGGTATCTGTCTACGGTTAAGAGTGATTTAGCTACAGTAAAATCTACTGTCAGCACTATCGGCACTAATATTTCTAGTATTGTTTCATATGCTTCTCTTATTGGGGAGATTTATGACCTTATCATGGAGCTTTCTTGGTATTTTGACTTCTGTATTTATTATATTTGGTATTCTTTGGACTATTATCTTCCTCTTGTTTATTCTCGACTTGGTACTCTGGTTACTGATTTGTCATCCGTAAAAAGCACCGTTAATACTATCAGCGGTAATGTCTCTAATGTCGGAGGCGTTTTGTCTGACATATTAACTCAGGTATCTCTCACAAATATAGATTTTGGCCTTGCTCTTTTAGAGCTTAATAGCATTAAATCCTCGTTGGCCTCCATGAGTTCAAGCCTGTCCGATATTTATATACGCTTGGGCGATATTAATACTAATTTATCAGATGTCTTAACGTATGTAAAAAAGATAGATACTGTAAATACTACGTTATTTACTATGTTGGATTCTATTAATAATTTGCCGTATAGCATCTACGATTATTTCAAGTCTTTTACGGAAAGTGTAGTCGTTTGGCTTGTCTCTATTAATGATAAAATTGGCGGCACAGTTGTTTCTATGGATGATTCTGCCATCCTTGATTGGCTTGAAAAAATATATGACAGGTTGGGCGAACTTGATATAAATCTCGAATCTATAGATAATTCGGTCAAGGATACTAGCTGGGATTTCGGCAGTGGTGACGGCGGTACTATCTGGGATTTCTTGACTGCCTTGCTCAATGCGATTGCCGATATCGCTACCGCTATTGCTGATGTAGTAACCAGTATAATAGATGGTCTCTTTGGTCTGCTCTGTAGCCTGTTTGAGCCTAGTGAAGACCATTTCGGAAATCTGTCAGATAAATTCAATGACAAATTTGCTTTCAAGGATGATGTACAAGAGGTTGTGACTGGTTTTCAAGATTCTGTGTCCTCGGCTGGTAATAGCGTCCCTGATACTTCTGTTTCTATTATGGGTACATCTGACGTCAGTTTGATTTCATGGAGTACTTACGATATTATTCGGCCTACTGTCCACGCTATTATTATCTGTTCGTGTTATGTCTTGTATTTCGTGGGTCTGCTTCGGCGTATCCCTGGGATAATTGGGGGGCTTACTAATGATAATTGATGCTATTTTAGGTGTGCTGCTTGCTGTCCCCAATATGCTTTTGGATGGCATGGGTAACATCGGGATAACCATTCCTGATGGTGTATTCTCATTTTTGAGCAGTGTATTGCCATTCTTAGGGTATCTTCTGCCCATCGTAGCATTGTTGCCACTCATGGGCATTGAGATGGCTGTTATGATATTTAAAATCGTTTGGGCAATAATTCTCAGGGTCAAAAGCTTTGTGCCGACTATGGGGGCATAGTTATGGCAGACGATTATATTATGATTCTCTGCACTTTTGTATTGATTTTCACTTTGTTTTTCATCATATTTTTATTAGGGGGTAATTATGAATTTCCTTTCATCATTCTTTAAGGGGTTTTTAGCTGTTTTTGTGTTCGTTCTTGTCATGATAATGTTCGTGTTTCTGTTGAGCTTGTTCTATTACCGTGTCATAAAGCGCATAAAACCGCCTGTCGGTGAGTACCGCAGTTATGCGCATGGCAGTAAACTTAAACGGATATTCTTTGATTTCCCACGGCAGTTTGCGTATGATCATCTGACGTTTAACCCTGACTATTTTAGGGAGTACGGCGTTCACCTCATAGCAGGGGAGCAGGGGAGTGGTAAGACCATCACTATGGTATATATGCTCAATCGTTTCCGTAAGATGTACCCGAAGCTGAAAGTCAATACCAATTTTGAATACATGTTTCAAGATGGTCGTGTAGATAATTGGCACGATTTGATTGACAGTACCAACGGTATATATGGGGTCTTGGATTGTATTGACGAGATACAAAACTGGTTTAATTCGCTTCAAAGCAAGGATTTTCCCGTGGACATGATAACGGAGCTTACACAGCAACGAAAGCAACGTAGAGCCATTATCGCTACTTCTCAGGTGTTTTCCCGGGTGGCAAAGCCAATCCGAGAACAGACATATTTCTTGTATCTGCCTGTAACGCTCTTTGGGTGTGTGACTATCGTCCGTAAGTATAAACCTGAGATTTCCGGTGATACTGGCCAGACAAAGGAGAAAAGGCTTAGAGGGCTGTTTTTCTTCGTTCATAACCGTGTTTTACGTGATAGCTTTGATACATATCTCAAAATACGTAAAATGCGAGAGCAGGGTTTTAAAGAGGATTCAGAGCAATTGCGTGATGATAATTCGGTACTTAATATTAATGTCGGGAAGAGGGGTAGATAGCCAGAGTGCGAAAGTATGAAATCGGTCATCTCTGATTCACGCAGTCAAAAGGGCAAAATGATAAGAGTCTCGCTGGAACGCCCGCCCGCAACGGCCAATGGCCGGCGGTCGGACGTGCAGCGAGACTTATTATTGTCTATTGGCCGTGAAAAGAAATGCCGATACATATTTGCAATGGATATGTATATCGTGAGCAATGAAACAAGAACAGTTATTTTGTTGCCATCTGGTAGAGTGGAGGGAGACCAGAGGCGGACTGTTGCATGTCAAGACACCTTTGGAAGTGTAATCGATCTTGACATGGAACAGAACAAAAT